CTTAAAAGAAAGGTTTGACTGTGGCACAGATGGAAAATTAATATATACAAATCCCCCAAAATTTTTACCACATTTGAAAGGAACTGTAGCTGGAGGGATAGATTCTTTTGGGTATCTAATAGTTAGATTTGATAATCAAGCATACAAAGCCCATAGATTAGTGTGGATATGGCACTTCGGAGAAATCCCAGAAGGTCTTCAGATAGATCATATAGACCGAAATAAAAGTAACAACTCCTTAGAAAATCTACGAGTTGTTCCTATGTCTGTAAATATGAGAAACAGGCCTATATTCAGAAACAACACGTCAGGTGTTGAAGGGGTACACTGGGTAGAAAGTAAACAACATTGGAGAGCACGAGCTATGATAAATAGTAAGAGACATTCCATAGGAGATTATAAAAACTTATCTGATGCTAAAGTTGCAGTAGAGGACTTTAAGAAAAGGAGGGCCGAGTATGCTTGTTAATGTAGATGCTCGGCACCTATAGATTGGACAACGGCGGTTTTTCTAGCTCAAGATGAAGTTGGTATAGAGGAGATTAGGAAAGGGTTTGATCTACACACAGATAACAAAGAGAAGTTTGGATTGCCTAGTCGCCTCATTGCAAAAGTGTTTCTCTTCCGTTTAATATTCGGAGGGACAGCAGCTGGATTTGCTAATGATGCAGACTTTGATGAATGTAAGTTTTCTACCAAACAGTGGGAAGAAGTAATTGAAAAGTTCTATAGGAAGTACAAAGGTATTCATGCTTGGCATCAACGCATTGTAAAAGAAGCTACAACTAAAAAGAAGTTGAGTATTCCTACAGGGCGTAGTTGGAAGTTTGAAATGGTAAAGAGCTCCTATACAGGAGAGTTGAAATGGCCTATCACACAGATCAAGAACTACATTGTTCAAGGTCTGGAAGCAGACATGATGATGTTGGTTAGAGTTACTCTGTTAAATCGTATCAAGCACGACCCTACCGTGTTGATGGTTAACAGTGTACATGACTCAATCCTAATTGACTGCCCTACAGATAAGGTAGACTGGGTGTGTAAGGTTATAGCATCTTCATTCAAAGATGTACCAGCTAACTTTGAACGGTTATGGAAAGTCCCCTTCAACATACCCTTTCGTGGGGAAGTACAAGTTGGGATGGACTATGACCACATGACTACAGTGGAGGGATTGGAATGGGAGTAGAGAAAAGTTGGGAGAATGAGTTAGAAATGTATCGTAGGTTAGCTAAAGATTCTATGTCAATTTATGAAAGGATAATTAGTGACGCATTCTATAAACATATTTGTCTCCCGTATATTAAAAATCTTCCAAATAAAACTCTTGACAATGAACAATAGATAGGGTATAATAGTTGTATGATTGAATATCTTCTCTGTTACGCAACAAGTTTTACACTGGGTGTCTTAGTAGGCATCTCAATAATGGCATTAATCAATAGTAATTATTATAAGGAAACTAACCAACATGCAAATTCAAATTGAAATCATTAGCGTAGGTGCAGTACAAACAGTTCCAACAAAGAACGGTAAGAGTTATCAAGTAATTGAAGTAGCTTATAAGAAGGAAGGGAAGATTGAAGGTAAGAAGATTATGTCCTTCGTCTCTCCAGCAGTATTTAATGCAGTACAAAAGGTTAGCCAAGGTGACGTATGTTATGTTGAAACTGAGAAAGGGGCTCCAAATGCAGCAGGACAATCATTCTGGCAATGGAACTCTATCAGTCAGGCTTCTGATGCGCCAGCTCAAGGGAGAACAGCTTCAACAGGTTCTGGAACTGTACAAGCAGCACAAGGAAGTTCAACAGCACCAACAACTAAAACAACAAGTAACTATGAAACGAAAGAGGAACGAGCAGCTCGACAAGTAATGATTGTACGCCAGTCTAGTTTGTCTAATGCCATTGCTTTATCAGCAGCCACTGGAGACAAGAAGGTGAGTACTACTACTATCATCAACACAGCCAAGGAGTTCGAGGCATTTGTTCTAGGTACGGAAGCCCCTCCTACAGCAGCTGCGAAACGGCCTACAGAAGTATATGATGATTTTCCAGATGACATCCCACTGTAATCATGCAAATAAACATTAAGTGGACTGAAGACTCCAGTGACTGTGAAACCTGTGGAGGTGATTGGGCAGCAGGAGCAGAGGTATACTTCGATAACAATCATGCATTTACTTTAACACCAGTAGCACACTGTTATGATGGACAGTCCTATGAGCAGTACGAAGTTTATGTAAAAATCCTAGAAGCTCTAGGACACACTGTAAAGGAAATCTAAAATGAATTCATCGAAATTTAAATACATCCAAGCACGAATCTCTTCAAAACGAGAGGCTGCACTTACTACCAGGTACCATAGATGGATTGAAGATAACCCCTCCCCAACTCCACCTGACGCTGTTGTGGAGTATAATGCACTTGTTGCAGCTCATAGTGCAGCTCGTAGTGCCTATTATAATAAAATTAAACGAGAAACACAAAAGGAGTATGATGATTTGTTAGACAGAGCTTTCCTTTCTGACGATGAAACCATCCTAACTTTATTGGAGAATATTTAATGAGCTACAATGACATTACTGGTGACAAGTTGAAGAGTAAGACTGGGGATGTAGAATCATTCTCTAAAGGATTTGATGCCATTGATTGGGGTGCTAAGAGTTTCCATCCTGTAGAACAGGAAGAGGAACCTAATAAAGTAAATGTTCCTTACAACTGGGTAGCTGGGTGGCAACAAGGTGAATTTGCGCTGTGATCGCAATTATCGACGGGGATATTTTGGTTTATAGAATATCCTTCACCACAGAAACTGAAGATGTAGAAATCGCAAAATGGAGGATGAATGATCTTATCAACACAATCGTCAAAGACACAGGAGCAGACAGCTATCAAGTGTTCCTCACAGCAAGTAACGACTCAACAGCATTCAGAAAAATCTTGTATCCAGAGTACAAAGGAAACAGAAAAGCCCCAAGGCCGTTACATTATCAAGCAATGCGTGAGTTTCTAGTAGAAGAACATGGTGCTTCCATCTCTTATACAATAGAGGCTGACGATGCTCTTGGTATTGCTCTTACTGATAATAATCGTAATAATGTAGACTGTGTACTAGTTTCAATAGACAAAGACTTGTTACAAGTTCCAGGACTACATTATAACTTTGTTAAGAAAGAGTTTACAAGAGTTTCTCCTTATGATGGTCTACGTTTCTTCTACAAGCAATGCTTGATAGGTGATAAGGCTGACAACATAAAGGGGGTAGAAGGGATTGGAGAGGTTAAAGCTGAAAGGTTACTTAAAGCTGCTGAAGAGACAGCTATAGACCTGTACAGTTGCTTTGATGAACCTATCTTAGCTGACTACGAGCAAGCTTGGTTCAACACAGTTCAAAACGCATATGGAGATGATATTGAATTCTTTAAAAATGGAGCGTGTCTTTGGATGTTAACCCAGCCCTACCCATTGGGGAGCTTCTCCTATCACCGTCTTGGAAAGACACTTATACCAGAAATGGAAAACGAGGAGTAGTGTTTGCTGAGAGTGGTAGGAAGTTTTATGGATGTTACTACCATAATGACTTGATTGGTTGGCAAGTTTGTGAATGGTATAAACCTTCAGGTACTTGGCATAAAGATGGAAAGAAGGCAGGAATGGATTTAAATTTATTTCATAGAGGTATGTAAATGTTTGAGTTTCTAAAACGTAACAAACCAAAATATCGAGTAGTTAAGATTACACTGGGGTACATTCCACAGAAGTATAATAAGTACGGGGCTTGGGAGGGTCTAACTAAAACTGGAGACACTTGGACTTCAGTTGATTGCATGACCAAATATTGTGTTGTTGAAACTCGCAAGGATGCTAACCTAATTGTTGAAGAATATTCACTTCTTACAGAGGACTACTAAATGAAATTTAAGAATGTACAACGTACTGACTCTGGTGTTACCTTTGATGTAGAAGCTTCCAATCTAGAATGTTCTTACCTAGTAAACTTTGCTGTTGAACGATTGTTGCAAGAGGGCATCATCGCTATCAACGAACGGGAGACAGAACAAGAAGTATTTCTACGTGAGACAACCCATTGATGGATTATGAATTTGAAGTGTTGGTAAATCGTTATCTATATTATGTTCAGAGTGAACCTCTAATATCAGACTTTGAATATGATGCATTAGAAAGAGAGGCTAGAAGTGTTCTTCCTGAAACTAGTGTTGTACATGGAGTTGGTTCTAGTCTTAGCTCAAGTTACCCAGACAAGGTTCTCTATGAAGCAATGCGGAGACTTCAAACATGAGTAAAATTATGGTGTTGCCAGATTGTCAAGTTAGGCCTGGATGTAACACTGACCATCTAGAATGGGCGGGTAAATATGCAGTAGATAAGAAGCCAGATTACATCGTTTGTATTGGTGACTTTGCTGATATGCCCTCTCTGTCCTCATACGATGTAGGTAAGAAGAGTTTTGAAGGTAGACGGTACGTAGCAGACATTCAAGCTTCTAAAGATGCTATGCAGAGGTTCCTAGAGCCAATTAGAATAGAACAGAGTAGGCTACGGAGGAACAAAGAGAAGCAGTGGAATCCTAGGTTGATCTTGACATTAGGAAACCATGAGAATCGCATCACCAGAGCGGTAGAAGAAGATGCTAAACTGGAAGGATTACTTAAGATTGGAGACTTGTGCTATGAAGGATTTGGTTGGGAGGTGGTTCCATTCCTTGAGCCTGTTTCTATTGAAGGTGTGGTGTTTTGTCATTACCTTGTCAGTGGGGTTATGGGTCGTCCTATTACTACTGCTTCTGCTATTATTTCCAAGAAGCACCAGTCTTGCATCGTCGGGCATCAGCAAGGTAGACAGGTTGCGTATGGCTCAAAAGCAGATGGCTCAACAATAACTTCAATTATTGCTGGGAGTTTCTACTCTCATGATGAAGAGTACATGGGACACCAAGGTAATAAGCATTGGAGGGGTGTGGTCATCCTTAATGAGGTAGTTGACGGAAGCTTCGATGAGATGTTTATATCGTTAGATTTCTTAGGGAAAAAATACAAATGAGTTACATTCCGGACAAATGGGCAATATTAGAAATAACCCCTAAAGATAAACCTCCTATCTATAAGGCGTTTGGTGGGTGGGCAGGTAGTTATATAAACTCTGATAGTTGGCGTATCAATAGTGGAATCAAGTCTGTTGTAGATGAAGATGGATATTACATCCTTAAAGGGTACTCAGGAAGTACTTATGAGTGTAACAAAGGGAGGTATGGTCTTACTGGATTGATGTGTGATGTTTTACATTCCTTCCAGACACAAGAGCAGGGAATTAAATTACTAGATAAGGAGGAAGCATGGGAGATATTAAAAACCATTACCACGACA